TGAATAGATCAACATTCATCATGACCTTGGGTGGGACCTGCCGGTCCGCGCCGCTGTAAACGTCATCCCGCTCGTACTGGAAGATGGCTGGCTTTTCGCCTGCAGGCACATCCGTCCAGAGCTTGAGCCTTCGCTCGGCCGTGACGAAAGAAGCCGAGCCGGAGACCAGCGCGAAGAGCGCCTCCATGATTGTCTCGCGCGGCTGCATTACTTCGTCCCTTCCCTTGCCGCTTCTCTATATCCGTCGGAGATCTCGGTCTTCATGGCATCGAAGGCCTGGCCCATATAGTGATGTGCCGGAATGTTTGATCCCGGGTGGTTCACCCGTTTGAAGAACACCTGCTTGCCGCCCATGTTGAACATCAGCGCCTTGCCGTTTTTAGCCTCGATGATGTGGGCCTTGGTCTGGCCGCCGAATTCCTGAATGGCTGCGTATGGCAGGCCGCTTGAGTAAACCCGGCCGGACACCTCGTTTGTTGAGTTCGTGACCTGTTCGAAGATGCTCCGTACCAGCTTGCCGGTGCGGATCTGGAGGATTCTGTTCGTGAGGTTCTGCTGGACTTTACTTTTGAGCTTTTCAGCCAGCGCATAGGTCTTCTTCAGGAAGGCCGCGCGCAGCTTGTCGGGCATGTAGGCGAGCCGCGCCATAATGGCCCGGTCATCGATCTGGATGTCAATCACGTTGCGCTCTCCCGTCTAATCGCCTGAGTGAGCCTGCGGCATAGCGCATCCGCGCCCGCCTCAGTCCTGTCCATCCGCCATTTCGTGAACCACTGGTCGGCTTCTTTCCGCCCGATCCCTGCCAGCGCATGCGTTGCGTCTTCCGGATAACCACGGCGGGGGTGCCGCTCATCGATAATCACGTCTTCGCAAAAGCGGCGTATTCCGCAGGCTTCTGCGATCAGGCTCCAGTAGTTGTCGAAGTAGGCGTGGCGTATCTCAGCAGGGGCGAGGTTGCCGACAAAGCGCACCAGCTTGCCTCCGAATGTCATGAACCCATGCGGAAAGCGCGCGGAAGAATCGCCATTGTTACCGTGCGCCAGGCACCAGTCACCCGCAGCCTCGATGAGCCGCGTGTCCCAGCTGGGCGTCATCACGAACTCGTCATCGCAGATGAGGCCGTAGAAGGACGACGTGGGGAATCGGCTAAAGCCCAGCGTAGGGCGCCGCACACGCCGAGGTTCTCGGGTAGGACGGCTGTATACCAGAAGGACGGAAGCACGCCTTCGAGAGATGTCTTGTATTCCTGTTCCTGCTCATTCCCGTTGATGATGACAACGCCAGGTGTGGAGCATTTCATCTCCGCCAATTGCCTGACTACAGCGGCGCACTGCTGCGGCCTGCCGCATGTCGGGAGAATCCACATTTAGACCGGAATGACCCTGCGATAGGGCTGCAACATCGTCCTGATAAAGTCCGGCATGTCCTTCTGGCTGAAGGACACTGTTTCCTGGCCGCCAAGGCTTTTCGATACCGTCCCGATGCGGCCTTTGTAGTTGTAGCGCTCGCCCACCATCTCAATGCAGGCCTGCTCGATATCCGCGGGGATGTAGCTGTAGGAGATGAGCACCTCCGCATTGGCGTCGGCCGCGGCGAAGTAATAAACGCCCGTGTTCGGATCTACGTAATACTGTCCCTCGATGAGGCTGGCATTAGAGGGTTGGGCCGTTAAAGCCGTGCCGCTCGCATAGGTCACGCCGGCGTCGGCTCCCCAGACACCGTAAGGCTGCGCTGCAGCAACCGAGAAAGTCCCTGTCGACGGCACGGCCTGTGCCTCATTCTGGATGACGAAGCCCGCCGTGTATGCGATGGCGATATTCTGATGACCCTGGCAAAAGCCGTAGCCCCGCAGGCTCACCGCCTGGGGTCGGCCGGGAGGGAAACCATCCCAGGTATCCAGGACATAACCGCAACCGGTCGGACTCGTCGCCGCGGCTATACTCACGCCGTCGACGCTCACTGAAGCGACGGAAATCACCGGATAGTTTCGCAACACCTGCTGGCGCTGCCCTACCCCGTCATAGACGTCACTGAAGACATTCTGAAACAGCGTCGGGCGCTGGAGAAAGGAAAGGATAAACTGGCTCGCGTTGCCTATCAGGCGTGTGAGCAACAGATCATCACTGCTCGTCGTGACGCCAGCCCAGGCTTTCGCGTTGTTGAGGGTGGTGAGGTTATTCTGCACCGCCCTTCGCCACTTTGGCGCCCTTCGCCTTCACGGGTTCGCCATCAGCGACCTTATCGCTGCCGTCGGACGCCGTTTCGTCCGGCGCACCGCCCTTCGCCACTTTGGCGAGAGGTTTGAGCACGGGCTTACCCGTGATGTGCTTAAAGCCGTGCGAATAGGCAGCCGTGACCGCCTCTCCCACGGGGATCTCGATCACGCCGTCTTCATCGGCTTGATAGGATTGGCCACCATGGCTGAAACCCCCGCAGTTCTCCGGGCCCTGAAGCCTGACTTTCGACATAGAATGAATCTCCTGTTTTGTGGTTCTGTGCGTGCCCACTCCGCCTTCGAAGTGGGCACTGAGAGAATCACAAAGTTAACTATTTGTTAACCATTCGCGATGTTAGTAATAACCCCCATCCCGAATGTGGCATAGACCGCCAAAACTTCCTCGGCATACACGCCGTATTCGCGCTTGCGGGTCCGGGCCGGCCAGTCGATGCGGTAGTAATCCTTACGGGTAATGACTTCCGCGACGTTGGGCACCTCGTTGTTCTGGTACCAAGCGGGGAGTTCCTCGGCGTAGCTGAGGATCGTGCCGGGCGGTACGTTGGGATGCACCTTAATGGGCATCTTGACGCCACCGGTTCCACCTTCCGCTGCATCGCCGCCGCCGAACGGGTTGAAGTACCATTCGATGACGCCGCTGGCGCCAGGAGAGACCACACCGCTGCCGGATGCCGGAGCATCGTAGCGCAGCAGAGAGCTCGTACCAGTCCCCAGCACCTTTGCAGTGATGTTGATGAGTTCCTGGCTGTTGACGTAAAGCACGGTGGGGCTGATGCGGTAGTTGTCCCACATGCTTCGCAGCATCGTGTCGATCTCCACCACTGAGCCGCGGCCCGAAGAGGTCAACGTCGTGCCGGTGCCTGCGGTGCCGGTAGCCAGGCTGTTTACGTAAGCGAGGTTGTTGGTGTTGAACGCCTGAGTGAGCAAGCCGTCAAATGCCAGACCGGCATTGGACGAGCTGTCCTGCGTGATCGCTGTGGCAGCCTGACGGCCAGTCGCCAGCGGAGCGGAGAACGAGGCACTATTGATGGTCGTGATAGCCTGCAGGGTTTCCGCCCCGACTGCGCCCACGAACCATGCATAGGCAACCGCACCCTGAATCGCGGCGACGCTTCCGAACAGAATCTGGCCGAGCGTAATCGCCTGAGTGGCGCTTGCCGACTTGTTCGACGAACCGCCGTTTAGAACGAAGGTGCCCCCATCCGCGCCGGTGATGGTCTTGGTAGTGGAAACTCCACCCGCGAGAGTGCTATTGCGCCAGCCCTCATAGGTGAGAGCGACCACGATCACGGAGTAGGTGAGCGCCGGAAGCGTTCCGGTCGAACCCGACTGGGACAGTGAAGGTGTGCCCGGAGTACCGAGCGCCACACCGCCGCCGTTGCCGCCCAAGAGAGCGGACTCTTCCTTGAGCATCATCTTCTGCAGCGTGCGCAGGCTGTCAGTGGATTCTACGTTCTCGAAACCCTCGCCGGCCGAGATCGCTTCGTAGGTGGCATAGTCTTCTTCACCAAGCGTGCAGTAAGCCGCGGCCTTCTGCGTCGAGGTGTACGACATCGTCCCCGAGCGCTGGCCTTCCGGCACCCACCCCATGGAATCGAAACCCGAGCCGGTGATGCCTGCAATCTGTTTCCACTTCGCCGAATCGCCGTAGCCGGTGGGGCGGCCAACGCGGGGAATGGAATTGCGCAGGGGAGTGATGACCGGGTACAGGTTCTTTGCGGGAGCCTGTAGGTCGTAGTAGACCAGGCCGGTGCTGACGGTGACGCCTTTGGCAAGAGCCTCTGCGGGCGTCATTTTGTTGGCGAGAGCCTGCTTCGTGAGCGCAAGCGTCTCCGCCGTGGGATTAAACATACGAATCCTCAATGAGTTGAAAGGTTAAAAAATGGGGGAAACTACAGGGCGGACAGTTCCATGGGATTGGACATCGAGGCTTTCATCAGCTCGCGTGTCCTTTCGTTAGTGGTCATTTTTGCCAGCCTTGCCGCACGCTCAGCATCCGTTTCGGCTTCAGTGCCTCCGGAATCCTGAGTTTTGGAAAACGTCCTCCCATGGCCCTTGGGAGCAGCAGGCTGCTTTTCCAGGTGTTCCATTCTCTTGACGAGTTCCGATTTCTCCTGCTCAAGGCTACTGACCTGGGTCTGCAATCCCTCGATTAGGGGTATGGCTTTCAACACTGCTTCATTCGTGGACGCCTGCACCTTGGTAATGGCAAGCACCTCATCCGTTTTGGCGTTAAGCTGCTCGTAGAGCTTGCTCATTTTCACAGCGCTTTTGTTCGCGGCAGCACCATCGTCTTCCTCTTCGGCGCGGTCGCCCTTGGCACCCAGATCAATTGCGGTATTCTTGGCCTCGGCCGCAGCCTTGTGCATGTCGGCGCATTTCTCGGCCATCGCACCCATACATTTGTGGACATCTTCGGCATGATCGTGGAGGGCCTGGACGCGCTCTGCGTCGGCTTTGCTGTGGCGCGCACCGGCTTTTTCCAACGCCTCGGCGAGTTTGACAAGCTTCGCGCCCGTGGCCGAGTCCTTCTTGCTGTCGGATTTCACAAGAGGTTCGGCTTTCGAGCGCGCGGCCTTTGCGATCGCTTCGGGATGACCCGCGGGTAGACCGGCGGCCATCTCAAGGATTTCGACATCGGTATCCTCGTTGTCTTCGGTGAGCTCTGAGGTTTCCTCCTCAACGAGTGTCACCAGCAGGTCGCACATTTCGGTCACGAGGGACTTCAGCTTCGCCGGAAGCTCGCTGTCCTTGTCCCCCTCGAAATATTGCTCCATCTCAACGCAATCCTGGAAATTCGTCAGCTCGCTGAGCATGTGCGCGAGCCAGCCGACCTGGTGCAGGCCCTTTTCGAGCTTGCCCTTGGGCACAGCCTTTTCCTTCTTGTCTTTTTTCTCGCCTTCCTTCCAGTCGTCAGGAAGCATGTCTTCGGCGCCGAGCGCCTTTGCGCGCGCCTTGATGTGCGCCTTGGCTTTCGCCTTATCTTTTGCGCGGCCGTAAGCCTGGATGGCGTTTTCGAGATCTTTCTTATTCTTGATTGGGAATGAGCCGTCTTCCATGGCCTCTCCCGACTCTGCCATCGCTTTGCGCTCCTTGTCGGAATAGTCTTTTTTGCCAAGCGCATCGGCGGCAGCCTTGTCAGCCTCTTCCTTCTTCTTTTTCTCAGCCGCCTCTTCTTCCTCTTTCTTTTTCTTCGCGGCCATCTCGGCGTCGTCCTTCTCCGCCTTCTCCTTGGCCTTCTTCTCGCGGCGCTCTTTCTTCGCGCGCTTGGCGTCCTCATCGTCACCCTCTTTGTCTTCGTCGTCCTCGTCTCCAGCGGGCTTTTTGGCGCCCTTCAGGAGGGCATCCATCTGGGCGATGCCGGGAGCAAGCTCCGCCTGCTTCTCGAGATAGAGGTTATGGATTTCCGCTTCGCGCTTGCTGTCGAACGGCGTGCCGTCATTGGCGAGCCATTTCTGCACCGGAGCTGACTTCGGCTTTACAGCCTTACCGTCCTTCACCAGGGCGACCTTGGCATCGGCGGCGGCTTTCAGCCGAGCCTTCTGCTCATCCGTGGCGGTGCCTTTCGCATCCGCTTCCTGGGCTGCCTTCAGGAGTTCTGCGTCAGCCTGGGCGATAAGCGCCTTCTGTTCGTCAGTCGCAGTACCTTTCGCCAGAGCGTCTTTCGCTTCAGCGAGTGCCTTCGGGTCCATAGAATCCTCTTTGTGTGAAGGGGTGAATTTGCGCATCTCGACCGAGCCATCGGCCTTGATGTATTCAAATGTCGCGGTTGGAACGCAGGGGTTATCGACGAGCGAGATTTCGCTCAGCTCAGGGGTGAAGCGCCACAGGCTGGGATTGTCCTTGTCTTGCCAGCGCTTCGTGTATGAACCGCCGATGGAAAATCCGGTGTAGACTCCTTCAACAACCTTTTCCCACTCGTCGTCGTCAACAATTTTCGCCGCACCCTCAATGCGCTTGTTCGCGTCATCGTAAACGATATTGGTGAACTTGCCGGCCGCGATTTTGTCGTGCATCGCGCGTACGTTGCCCAGCGACTTGCCGCCGGACGCTTCCTTAATCTCGTCTGACCACGCCTGCACCGCAGGCTTGCCGCTGGCGTAATCGAAGATCTCCCCGGCGCGATCAGGAACCTCTGCCGTGAGGGTTCCATATACCAGGCGTTTCGACGCATCGACTTTGCCGATGGGCAGAAACAGGCGAAGCTCGGACATTGTTGCTGCTCATGGGGGTTAAAGAAAAAGGCTGCCCCGTGAAGAGCGGCCAAGGACCAAACAATGGTAGGTTATTCAGTGTTTCGTTGACATTCCTATACTGACCATTAAGATTGCCAGCATGTTGAATGCCCTCAAGAAAATTTGCGCGAGCACGTTTGAATGGTGGAACCGTTCGCGTCCTCTGGAACTACAGCAACGCCAGACCTTCGAGGAGTGGTATCGGGATCTCTATCGGCGCGCGCTGTGTATGATGCTTAATCCGAAGCCGGCCAATCAACTGACAAGCCTCGATAAGATTGCCCTTGCGGTGTATGCAGGCCTTGAATGCGATTTCAAGACAAATCTTAAGGGAACCAAAGTCGGATTCAGAACAAGATATGGGATCGACTTCAAGAATGCGCCTGACGGAAGAATCATCATTGTGTCGGCACAGCCTCCCGACTTGGTGTCGGCTTCTTCTCATCCTTCAGGTCCAGCATTAGGCTGAAACCTAAATCTCAGTGCTTGGTTGACACTATCTGCACGAGGTGATCGGCTGCGGACTTCCCCGCCCGCATGATGATCGGTTTGAGGGATTCAGGCGATGGAGCGCTTGGTATCCGGTATTCCTGTTCCGCCCAACCGCCGCCTGTAGAACTCGGGGCATCGATATACACGCGCCCACGACCGCGGCTCCAGTGATTGTCTATATCCACTTCCGGCGATTCAATGCCAACAGACTTTGCGTAGGCCTCTATTTCGATGAAGAGGGCATCGAGCCAGTTCATTCATCGTCCTCTTCGCTGTCCTCATCCTCGGCCACGGATTCTGTATGACACAAGCAACCCGGATGGGCCGTCTCTGCATCGTCTCCACTCTCGAACTCCGAATCTACGTCGATAGGGCCCTGATTTTCATTTTCTTCGCAAATAGGACACGGGTCCGAATCGCAGACCCAAACCTTCTTCAGCTTGACGCCGGCGGCTTTCGCTTCCTTGTATCCGGCAAGGGCGCCATGCCCGTTCGCCATCGCAACCTCGGTATCGGCGATCAGCGTGGCGCGCTTCTCGCCGAAGATGTCCGACTCGAGGATGTCGTCGATGATGTCCTCGCGCATCGCACCTTCTTCAAGGCCGTCTGCGATAACGGAACGCAGCATGTCCCGGGTGGAGTCGTCGATGTCCGTGACCAGTTCCGCTGCCCGCTTCTTCGCGTACGCAGCAGCTCGGTCATTGGCATGGCCGAAGAAATCGCTTTCGGTCGAAATACCAAGCGAAATCAGTTCATCACCAGCCCGATCCGCGGCCACATCCTCAATCCAGGGATGGATTGCTGTAAGGCCAGCGAGAAGACCCAGGTCAAGGTCGGTTACTATACCGTCCGCCTCGTCATCGCTATCGGCCTTGGCAAGCTTTCCCAGTGCTGTTTCAAGCTGTTTCCGCACTGAAGCGGCGGTTTTCTTCAAAACCTCTCCAGCGAGCTTCTTTATGCCCGCGCGTGACTTCCGTGCCTGTGGACGGTCGTGAGGAGATACGGATTTGGCTTTTTTTTTACGGCCTTCGCAAGCTTCGTGGCGTCATCCTTCGGATTCGCCTTATTCTGTTTCGGGTTCGGTTTTCCCTCAGCCCCCCCGCCGTGTTCCTCGTTGGGCTGACCATTCTGCATCTGCTTCGCCCGCGCTTCCGCCGCGGCTTGCTGGACCTGCTGCTGCGCTTGTGCGTCGGCGTCCTGCTCTTCGGGCGACTTTATTGCCACGTAGCCATTGGGCGTGAGCGCCATGGGGACCGCATAAGCACCACCCAGAGCATCAAGGCCGATGCTGTCGCGGGCTTCATCAATGGATATGATGCCGCTGTCCACATCGCTTTTGCGGATGACCGCGGCCGCCTGCGGATCCATCTCCCGGTCGTCCTGGTAATCGAACACCAGATCCGGGGATTCAAAATCCTCGGCTATGATCCGGTTCCAGAACCTGCGAACAAACTTCTGCAGGGGCGCCAGTCCTTCTTCCCTGGCCTGGTCATGCTGGTTATCCGCTACCGACCGGTTATTGGCTTTCACCAGTGCCGTCGGCGCTGTCGAAAACACGAAGCAGATGACCCGCGTGAGGTAGTCGTCGTATTCATCTTTCAGCACCGGCTCCTTCGTGGCCTGGTACTTGAATTCTCCCGGCAGGAACTTCAGATGACGGCGCTGCCCGAGGTTCCCGGACATCATCCCGTCCCAGAACTTCTGGAAGGTTGTGATCTGATCCTGCGTCCATTCCTTGGGCAGGCCCACGAACGCATCCGGCTGGCTTCCCTCGCGGTAATACTCGAGTTGGGAAAGCGCCCGGCGGATTGCGGTGTTGACCGTGATGATGATCTGCTCGACGTGGCTATAACCGTACAGCTTGTGGCTGCGGGGGTTACGCATCAGGTAGAGCAGCTCATCCGACGTGTAATCTATTGCCGGCACGCCCTTGAGGACTTCCTGGTACGCAGGATCCGGGGGAGAGGGCCGAAAGCCGTAATTGTTTATCAGGGGCTTTATTCTCGCGCCGTCTATGATCCGCAGCGCGTACAGGTCACCCTTTCGGTCCGGCCACCGGTAGACGCTTGCGGCATCGATGACGAACATGTCCTCGTCGAGCAGCATCCGCATCCACTGGTCAAATGGACGCTCCTGATCCGGCGATTCCATGAATGCCGTGATCTTGTCGATCCGCTTCTGCTGGTCTCTTGTCGCCGTGACGCGCTTGGAGTCGCTGTCCATAGTCTTCACCTTCACTGACCAGTCGAGCGCCTCAAGCTGGTCTTTTCGCGTTTCGATGACCGCCCGCAAAACGTCGCAGTTCTCAGCCAAGCCCCGCATATCGGCGAAGGAGATGCCTTCATCTCCGCGCGGAGTGTAGTTGAGGTTGATCCCGGTGGGATAGTCCCACGCGCGGCCCTTGACGTCCGCCGGCGCCATGGGCGGCAGCGGCTGCATCGGCCCAAACCAGGCGTCAGGCGGTACGCCGCTTATGACGAAGCGCGCGGCCTGCGTCACACGTCGCACTATGCCCGGAGAGATAGGCGTGACCTTTCCTCCCTCTGGCATGTACAACCTATCGATTTCGCTGATTAATTCATCGCATTCACTTCAAGCCAATTGAACACGATGTCCGTTGTGGCCGTCGTTGCGTTGCCCGTGATCGCAAGGAGGATCGCCGCATTCTCAGTCGCCGTGATGAGGCTGGGAGCCAGCATCGATGCGACTGCCGCGCCGATCTGCGCCTGGTTGTGAATGCCGATCTGCGTGTTACTGTTTGCCGCACCGTATTTGAAAACCGACCCCTGCAACTGCCAACCGGCATTGTTCGTCGCCACGGTCCCGGTGTCGCATATGGTCGTGCCGCCTGAGCCCACCGTAGACCCGACAACAGCAGTCGACGGGTTAAAGATAATCTTCACGCGCTTGTTATTCCCCGTCGCGGCGAAAGAGCCCGCAGCAGTGATCGTCAGTCCGCGGTTGCCGGTCCCATCAAGGGAGTTGGACGGTATGCTGAGCACCGCGAGAACATTGTCGGCCGCCGTGGCGCCGGGATTCACGCCCGCCGCACTCACCTGCCGCCCGAGGTTTCCCTCCGCCAGAACTGTGCCCGTGCCGGAGCCGAACTGCTCGAGATTGGAAGCGGGCTCTATGCCCGTTCCCGGAACAACCGCAAGAGCCCAGGCTGCGGCACCAGTCGCCGCCGACTGGCAGATCCAGACGCGACCATTCGTTGTGTTCACCCAATGGCTGCCAACACTGTAGTCCAGTGTGTTGTCGCTGTTTACCGTAGGGTCCGTCGTCGCGGAGAGATTGTTGACCTGGTCTAATACTCCGGCAATATTGCAGCCTGCAGATATCAGGTCTGAAACATCCGGAAATGGAACCGAGCTTACAACTCCCGACTTGTCCGCCGTATAGGTAATACCGCTGCGCGCGGCGAAGGACTGAAATGGGCTTTGCGCGATAACGCTGAATGTTGCCATGTGGATCCCTGGGTTTACTGCTTATGGGCCTTAGAGGCCGATGGCAATCGCCGGAGTGACTGCGTTTAGGGTAAGGGTAGCGCTCGCAGGGAAGGTTGCCGGCAGTGCACCATAGGTTCCCGCAACGGAGATACCGGTCGGGGCCTGGCCGGAAGTCGCGAGGGCGTGTGCCGCCGTATCGAAGCCGAGGTTGCCCGCAAGCGACGTGTAGGTGGCCGTGATACCTTCGACTGACGGAAACGTGCTCGAGGCGGTGAAAATCGTGGAAACCCAGTACCATCCCGGAGTGAGCGTCGGGCCGGTGGTCGGCGTGTTGGTGACAACCGCTGTGCTGGTGAGGCCGCTCACTGCGCCAGAGTCGAAGACCAGCGCGCCGGGGTAGCCGTTATTGTCGGCATAGATGCCGATATGGCACGCTCCGCCGGTCTGGCCGGTCGCACAGCTGATATTCAGCGTTTTGACAGTGATCGTGTTCGGGACGTAGATCGGGTAGGCATACTGCGTGGCGGTCACCGTGAGGACCGAACCGAGCGTTGCGCCGACGGGCCCATAGAACTGACCCTTAACCATCGGAAGGACGGGTGCGTTTTCAGGGGACGGAATCAGGGTGCATCCGCCTTTCAGGAGGTCGGTCACGTCGGTTCCCACGGCGACGCCCGAAAGAACGCCATTGGACGCGGTGTACGTGCTGCCGCTCTGGCACTGTTGCGTGAAGTTAGGCTGGCTGACGGGGGCTTGTAAAGTCGTGGTTGCAGACATGGAAATCTCCAAGAGTGAGGGTTAAGGTTTGGGGTTTGCTTTGGCGGTAGCTTGCGCCGCCTGCGCTTCGGCGAAGGCAAGCCAGCCCGCGCCGGGTATGGGTTGAAGGATGTCGTTTACGGCACCGGCAAGGGCATCGACCTGGTCATCATGGCCGCGCTCGCTGGGGAAATTCTCTAATTCGCTGAAGAACGCCTCATTCCAAGCGCTGCGCACGACCTTGATATTGCCGACTTCCGCCTGCGATGAAGCGGGCCCGGCGCGCGTGACCTTGTCGCCAGTTTCCCGCTCGCTTAGTACCCGGTAGCCAGCTAGCTGACCGACAAGATACGAGGATTGGGCCTTTCCAGCCTGACCTGGGTCCTGCGGGATGCTGATCGTCACATCCTTGCCATCGCTGGCAGCGATATTTGTAATTGCGGTCTCGACCGTCTTGGGTGAGCCGCGGAACCGCTCGATATGCTCGACAAAGAACGTGCCTTTGCCATCACGCGATAGCTTGAGGCCAACGGTCCAGTCTGGGTCCGTACCCTCCTTGGCTTCCGTTCCCGCCAAGTCCCATCGGCGGATGGATTTCAAACCTGCAGGGGCCGCGTCGATAACCTCGAAATAGCTGCGTTTGAAATAAAGGCCGGCGGATGGCCGGATTTTCCAGTTGCCGCCGAGCAGGCGCTCGCGGTCAACCAGGTTCTGCGCTTTGAGGTTCCCGAGATAGCCAGGGTCTCTCTCGAGCAGGATTTTGTTGTCGTAGATCCTCGAAGCAATGAAAGTGACCGACTTCACTTCATTGAGGGCTATGTCAGGGTGGTCCTTGACGAGTTCCTCAGCCGAGTCGCCCCAGATGAAACTCTCTCCACGTCGAACGAAATAACGTAGCACTCCGTCGCGCTCAGGGATTGGGAGGCCAGTATTAGGATCAATCCACCATGAAATAAATTCAGCTACCCAGCTGTCAGCATCCGGGTTTGTCGTTGCCCGCACGTACGGCCTTACACCGCTCGTTGAGCGGTTGCGAGACAGCATGTAGAAGAACTGCGTCTTCGTGAAATGCGTCAGCTCATCAAACAGCAGAAGCGCAATCTGCGCGCCCTGCCAGTCATATTTCGTTTTCTCGTGCTCAAGGTGTCCAAAGCCGATGCGCGCACCGGAGGCGAAGGTGTAATTGTGCTGCTGCTGATTTGACCTTGCGCCCAGGGAGCCGTACAGCTCTCCGGATACGTCCCAAAGGCCACCCTCCTTCAGCACGTCCGTCATCTGCCTGCGGAAAATGACTGCGCCGAACTTCGGATTCGCGATGTGTCTCAAGGGTTCAAGCAGGAGTCCGTAGGATTTTCCGCCCCCGGCAGCGCCGCCATAAATGGCCAGATCTGCGGAAGTCGCCAGGAATTTCTCTTGAGGCCCACGCTGCGGCCTAATTTCCGTCCCGGCCATTGCTGGGCATGTAAATCACGGGGGCCTGGAGCGCAGCACCGTCTTTACCGGTGAGCTGGCTCTCTTGCGGCAATTTGCCGTCGATATTCTCCGTCGCGTAGTTCACGGCCTGCATATCGCCCTTCAATGCCTTCTTCAAAGCCACCGCAGCGATGAGCTGGGCGACGGTGGGCTCATTCTCCTTGCCGAGGTCGTTAATCTCCGCGATGCTTTTGCCGGACAGGTATTGGACCGACTTCCTGATGGAGAACTTCGGGCATCCGCTTTTCGTGGCCTTCCTGGGATCAGGGCCGCCGGGCTGACCAAACCTGGTCTTCGCGCCATCTTCGGGCTTTAAGTGTTTTCCACGCGGCATATTTCTATCGCCGTTCTCGTCCGGCAATCCTCTGAAGTTCTATTGATTTTGGTTAATCGGCTGTTCAGCGCTTCTTGGCCTTCTTCTCGGTCAGGATGCTGAACTCGTGCTGGCACTTCGGGCAATGCACTATGCGGGCATCTTCTTCCTCCGCGTTTCTGCCGTCCTCTCCCGGACCAGTCTCTTCACCAACGCCGAGCCAGTCCTCCGGCATGCCGAGGTTGATAAGTTCCTCGATATCGAAGTCCTCGCTCAGGAGGTCAAAATCCCACGAGCCGAACGGAAGGTTGTCTTGGATAAGAAGGCGCTTGAACTCTTCGCTGCTCAGATCCCGGTTCGGGACCAGCACGGCAATTTCCTTGATGCCAAGCTCTTTCAGGCAACGGATACGCTGGTGCCCACCCAAGACCCGGAGGTCCTTCGTGGCCAGCACGCGCTGGTGGTATCCGTTCTCCGTCAGGCTCTTCTTGAGCCTTTCGTAGTCCTTTTCAGAGAGACGGCGCGGATTACGCTCATACGGCTTCAGGTCCTTGACCTTCACCGTCTTCTCGGTCCACTTAATCACATGAATTCTCTGGTTTGCTCGACAGGCGCTGCGCTATACTAATGGTTTGAGCGACTAATACCGCGCAAGGTGAAGTCGGCTCCGCTGCCTGGGTGCTCGTGTTGTTGCTGTTTTCTGGAGTGAAGCTGTTTTCCGGGAAAATGACCGAACTGCGGTCTCAGGAGGTTAGCATGATGGCAAATGTTAAATCGTTCGTTGGTTCCGTTTTAGAAACCATCTGGGCGGTTGGAGCCGGCGTCCTCGCGGCTTAGGCCCGCAAACCCACCTCATTGTTGGCTGCCACGCTGGGCAGGTAACATCCTCACGGACGGCGGATTGCCCGGCAACTCAGTACGTGTGGTTAATCCCGTTTTCCTTGCGCCACAAGGCGCGCTCGCGCTCGTACGCCAGCTGCTTGAGCTCGGATTCCTCGCGCGTCATCGTCATTGGCACGATGGGCTTGCTCAGCGCTGCTTCGATGCGGGCTGCCTGGCAGGAGCCGGGATTGAGCTGGGTCGGGGGAAATGGGATGTGGGAGTTCAGGAAGGCCATGCGTTTCTGCGAAATCATGCCGTCCAAACTCTAGGGGCAACTGTGGCGAGTCAGTGAAGTCAGTTTATAGAGATTTTAGGAACTTGCAAGTGAAAAGTTACGTTGCACTTATTTCTCTGACTCCTGGCTCTTCCTGAACTCCTCAATGTCAGCCAAGGATGCGCCTGCTCTTCGCATGGCTGATATGGTGGCCTCGAGTTTTTCTTTCTTAATCTTGCGCTTGATTTCCGTTCGTGTCTCGGCAACCGCCTTGTCTAACTCTTCAAGAGCGTTCTGAATCTTCATGGCCAACCCATACAACATTGAATAATCCGCCTCGCTGAAGAAGTTACCTTCGATGTCCGGTTCAGCGAAACAAACCAGCTTTACGAGATCCCAAGGTCGCGAGCGACTACCGGGAATTCCAAGCCCTCGCATGGCCCGCTCAACATTGACGAACAGCGTCATCGCGTCCACGCCGCTGTCACCTTCGCCGACGCCATTGTAGATCCGGCCCGCCATTTTTGAAAACGCACAGTCCCGAATCGTCATAATCCGCTTTCCGCTGTCATGGTGGTGGGATTCGATGATGGCGCGGCGCAGGCATTCGTCCAGGGGATGTTTGCTCCGCACGTGGATCGTCCCGTTGTTGTATTCCACCCTTCCAGTTGCCACCCGGGCCTCGATGTAGGCCTTCACCTGCTTTGGTGCCAGCTGCTCACGCATGTCGATGAATCCGGTGTCCTCTACGGCTGCCGCAACTCCCATAGGCTTGTCCTCTTTTTTGTTGCTCATGCCAGGACCACCCCGGCTGTTTGTTTGCGCCACATCTCCCGGTACTTTTCCACCTGGGCATCGAACCACTCGCCAGAAATCCGTTCCGCTTCGAATGGCGAGGCGTTTTTCAGCGTGCACAGCAGCTGCGGGTCCCTGGAGAATTTCATGAGGCAGGCGAGTTCGCCGTGGTTGTGCTGGTAGCGGTGTTGCCCATCAGACATCGGCACGCACGCGTATTCCTCCTTGTACGCAACGCCCGAGCGACCGGCTCGGCGAATGTGGCAGGCGAGGTTCCTGCCCTCTCCATGAACATATTCGCTGAAGGCCCTGTCGAGGCAGGAGGGCTGTTTCTGTATCCAGGCTCGGTAAAGGGCATCGGTCATTCTTTTCGCTCCCAAACAATGGGGCAAGAACCGGCAAGTCGGGCAATGTAGGAAGCGAATTCGACGAAACCGCCGGCCAAGATAAATACCGCGCCAAAAATCAAAGGCATCGTGAAGCCGAACGCAGACAACTCAACGCCGATGATGAATGGTATGAGCCCCAACACCGCTAGAATCAGTGGATGCCAGATGGCAATCCAGAAAACCTGGCAAACCGTCAGATAGTCTCGGCTTCCCTCCTCGCATTCCAACGCGAGAGCAAGCACCGCCAAGCACGCCCACAGCAGGACTATCAGGGATACGCTCATTTCCGCCTCCAGAGCACTATGCTCCCTAACTCTTCCCCAACCACTGTCAAACCCATAGCCGCAGCTCCGGCGAGGGAGAAGAACAATGCCAGTGGCCCAAGGAGGAGGATAAGGACAACAGCTCCGGCCGAGTATTCATCGATGCTCCAGTCGCCAGGAAACATGGTAGGAATCGCGAGCGCTGACACCGCCGAACAAAGCC